TCCCCGTTCGCCACACTGGAGCGGGAGGTAGTCGGCGTAAAATTCCAGCAATCCTGGTATAATTATCCGGGGGGATTACGGGGAAATAATCCAGACGGGAATCCCGAAAGAAAAGGGTTGACAGCCGCGCCTCCATACTATAAGCTGATCCTAATCAAATCCAATCTTTAACTAGGTAATGCTTATGCTCCCTCTTCAATCAACAGACTCTGCAGCGAACGCAATCGAGCGGGTTCGCTACACACATGACGGAATGATAGATGTTATTATTGCGAAGCCGGATGTATCGGGCGCGCAATTGGCAGAGCACTTCGGATATACGCAAGCGTGGATTTCCCGGATAGTTTGCTCGGATGCGTTTCAGGCCAGGCTGGCCGAGCGGAAAACAGAGATTGTTTCCCCGGTGTTGCAAGCAACCTTCGAAGAGCGGTTGAAGGGAATGGCTATGCAGAGCTTGGATATCATTGAAGCAAAGCTGGCAAAGAAGAATCCGGTGACCGGGGAGTATGGGGATGTTATGACTGCGTTTAAGGCGCTTGAGATTAGTACTAGGAGCTTAGGCTATGGCGCTCGCGCGGTGAACGTGGCAGTGCAAAACAACATCAACGTCAAGACTGCAAGTGATGAGCAGCTGATGGAAATAGCTCAAGGAGCATAGAGTTGGCAACTAAAGCAGCTATAACCAAGCAGCAAGCAGCGGCGGTCTTATTGGAAAGGCGACTGGCCCGGGAGAGTGTGGAGGTCTTTGCTTCACGCGTTCCGGTCCCCGGCTCCCCTTGCGAAGACGCTGATGAATCTGCCCGCATCCCGCTGATCGAAACTGAACAAGCGCTGCATCATAAGCTAATCCTGCGCGCAATTCAACGCTGCATGGACACCCCGCACGGTCGGCTGATGGTAATGGCCCCGCCGGGCAGTGCAAAGTCCACCTATGCTTCCGTGGTTGCTCCTACCTGGTACCTCGGCAAGGAGAAAAATCGCAGAGTTATCCTAGCTTCCTATGGGGATGATCTTGCGAAGACTATGGGGCGGAGGACTCGGCAGTTGTTGAAAGCGGAAGAGACTATTGGACTGCTGCAGGTTGAGTTGTCCAAGGAATCTCGCGCGGTGGACAAGTTTTCTCTGACCAATGGCTCCGAATACATCGCATGCGGAATCTTGGGCGGCGTTACCGGAAACCGCGCGCACGGGCTGATCATCGACGATCCAGTCAAAGGTCGGCAGGACGCAGATTCCGACTTGATCCAAAAGCGCACCTTCCAAGCCTACGAAGACGACCTCAAAACTCGACTAATCCCCGGCGGCTGGATTATTATCATTCAAACTCGCTGGAACGAAAACGACCTCTCAGGGCGGATACTTCCGGATGATTGGTCTGGAGAATCCGGTGTCCTTGTCTGCAAAGACGGCTTCGAGTGGGAAGTTATCTGCTTGCAGGCCGAGTGTCAGCATCCCAAGACCGATCCTCTGAACCGTGCCGCCGGGGATATGCTTTGGCCAGAGTGGTTCGATGCTAAGCATTGGTCGCAATTCCACCTTAACCGCAGAACCTGGTCTAGCCTCTACCAGCAAATCCCAGCGCCCGCGGAAGGTATTCTGTTTCTTAAAGATGATATGGTGACCTATGATGGAAGAGACCTGCCAGAAGATGTACGAATTATCGGAGCTGGAGATTGCGCGGTTACGCCAGATGGTGGAGATTGGACTGAGTTTGGAATTGGTGCAATCGGGTCAGATGGAGCTTTATATCTATTGGACTGGTGGAGGGGGCAAGTTGACTCCGGTGTTTGGGTTGAAAAGCAGATCGATATGATGGCGAAGTGGAGCCCCTTGTGCTGGTACGCAGAATCGGGGGTTATTCGCAGGGCAATGGAAATGACCCTTCGTCGCCGCATGGGGCAAAGGCAGGTTAATTGTCGGTTGGAATATCTTGCCGCGGTTAATAACAAAGAAGCGAATGCACAGGCAAGCATCGCGCTAGCCGGGAGTGGGAAGTTATTCTGGCCTAGGGCGGCTTGGGTCGCGGAACTCCAACGCCAAGCTCTTGTTTTCCCCGCGGGCTCCCCTGACGACGGAGTCGATACCCTCGGCCTCCTTGGTCGGGGCGCTGCTAAGCTCGGCGGGAAGCGGAAACCAAATGCTAATTCCGAGCAAAAGAGTCAATTGAAATTAATCCGTGGCGGGATGGATATGCCTGCCGCTATAAACTCAACATCCTGGATGGGGAACTGATGCCGAAAAAGGAAGATAATACTGAATTGCTAAGCCTCGCGCGGAAGCGGATGGAACTGGCAATCGCAGCACTCTCAGAGAGTCGGGGGTTTGAGCTGGAGGACCTGAAGTTTCTCGCCGGCAGTCCAGACAACCAATGGCAATGGCCGAGCGATGTCCTAAGCACTCGCGGGACTTCCCAAGGGCAAACCATTTCCGCGCGGCCTTGCTTAACAATCAACAAACTCCCGCAGCACGTCCAACAGGTTACCAACGACCAACGGCAGAATCGCCCTTCTGGCAAAACCATCCCAGTTAATGATGAAGCTGACAATGATCTGGCGGAAGTCTATACTGGAATAATCCGGCACATCGAATATATTTCCGACGCTGATGTTGCTTACGATACGGCTTGCAGCGCCCAGGTAATAACCGGGGAAGGGTATTTCCGATTGCTCACCGATTGGATAGATGAAGACTCCTTCGAGCAAGAGATAAGAATTGGTAGAATCCGCAATCAGTTCTCCGTCTACATGGACCCGACCATCCAAGACCCTTGCGGCTCCGATGCCGAATGGTGCTTCTTAACAACTGATATCCTTAAGGAAGAGTACGAGCGAGATTTCCCAGATGCAACTCCCCTCTCTTCCTTAATGACGAACGGAATCGGGGACGCGGGAATGTCTGGCTGGATCAATGAATCAACCGTGCGGATTGCAGAGTATTTCTATATCGAACACGAGATGGTTGAGCTTTGCTTGTATCCATCTGGGCCGTGTGAGAAGGGCAGCGCAATTGACCTGGAAGCTCGGGCGCGGGGAATCAAGCCAATTCGCACTCGGACCTCCGATCGCAAAGTTGTAAAGTGGTGCAAGATCAACGGCTTCGAAGTCCTGGAAGAGCAAGTCTGGCCTGGGAAATGGATTCCAGTTATCCGCGTAATCGGCAATGAATATGAGATCGAAGGAAAGCTGCACATCTCCGGCCTTATTCGCAATGCCAAAGACCCGCAGCGCATGTATAATTATTGGTCAAGCCAGGAAGCGGAAATGCTCGCCCTTGCCCCTAAGGCTCCATTTGTCGGATATGGCGGGCAGTTCGAAGGCTATGAAACCCAATGGAAAACAGCTAATACTATCCCCTGGCCTTATCTGGAAGTCAACCCGGACATCGTCGATGGGCAAGGCGCGCCGCTCCCCCTCCCTCAGCGCTCACAGCCGGTAATGGCGCAGTCCGGCCTTATCTCCGCGAAAATGGCTGCCTCTGACGACATCAAGTCCGTAACCGGGCAATATAATTCTTCAATAGGAGCTACCAGCAATGAAAGATCAGGGAAGGCCATACTCGCGCGGGAACGTCAAGCTGACACCGGCACGTATCATTATGTTGATAACCTTGCTCGTGCTATACGGTTTTCCACTCGTCAAATTATTGATCTAATCCCGAAGGTGCTGGATACCAAACGCATCGCCCGCATTATGGGAGTCGATGGGGAAGTTGACCAAGTTGAGATTGATCCGGAGCAGCCCGAAGCAAAGAAAGACATAATCGATCCAGATACCGGTGCGGTTATCAAGTCTATCTTCAACCCTGGAGTTGGCAAGTACGATGTTTGCGTAATAACCGGACCCTCCTACACAACCAAGCGACAGGAAGCCGCGGAAAGTATGTCGGCGCTAATGCAAGGGAATCCAGAGCTCTGGGCGGTTGCCGGCGATTTGCTGGTAAAGAGTATGGATTGGCCAGGAGCGGAAAAGCTATCTGAGCGCCTTCGCCGCACCATCGACCCCAAGCTCCTCTCTGATCAGCCCCCACCAGAAGTCCTACAGGCTCAGCAGCAAATTGAGGCAATGGGGCAGCAGATGGAAGCAATGCGGAAGATGCTGGAGAATGTACAAACCAGCTTCGAGCAGCAAGAACTCGATATCAAGAAGTTCGATGTTGAGACTAAACGGATTGCGGCTTTGCAGGAAAGTATGACGGAAATGCAGATGCAGGATACGATAATGGGGACTCTGCACGCTATGATGGATTCCGGGGATTTGGCAGCAGGGAAGCCGGGGGGCGGAAATCCCGATGGATTACAGAATAATAATCCCGGCGGACAACCCCCTATGCAGGAGCAACCTCCCCCACAGCAATTTTAACCACTTAACCAGGAGCAATTATGAGCAATTATTCAGCAATATCCGCATCCAGTCAAATCAAGGTCGGTGCAGGGAAGCTAATCGGAATGATCGTCAGTTCCACTTCCACCGGAACTATAGCCTTCTATGATTCGGAAGACGGGAATGACTCAGATCCAGTGATAATCGCAACCCTCACCCCGGCGGCTGGCTCCAGCTTCCTTATCAGCTCGGGATTGTTTTTCAACAAGGGCCTCTATGCGGTTATTGCTAGCACTTTGGCAGTCACCATCGTCTACGAATAGGAGCAACGATGGGCGACTTAACCACTAATATTTCCAGACATGAAGTAGCCTGCAAGTGTGGTTGTGGGTTTGACGCAGCGGACTATGAAACTACTGCGGCAGTACAGGAGGCTTGTGACTATTTCAGCCAACTGCTTGAAGGTAAATGTATCTTAATTATCAATAGCGGCTGTCGATGTGAAAGCTGGAACAAGCACGTTGGAGGCTCCAAAAACAGTCAGCATCTATACAGCAGAGCAATCGATCATTATATTCGAGGCATATCCATTAAGGAATTAGCTGACTATTACCTTAAAAAATATCCTGATAAATATGGAATAGGTATATATAAGAATTTCATACATCTGGACACCAAATCTGGCCCACCAAGGCGGTGGTGAGTATGAGCAATTTCATTTCGGAGTTTTTCAGTTCAGGTGTCGATGGAGCCGCGAAGGGACTTGGCACTATGGCAAAGGATATCCGTACTGCTATAACCGGAAAGGAGCCGGTATCGGATGGAACTCGCCTTCGCTTAGAGGAAATTGCTGTGCAGCTGGAGCTCGCCGAACTCGCCCTCCCTGCCGCAGTCAACCAAACCATGCAGGTGGAAGCCGGTTCCGAGCATTGGCCGCAATATTCCTGGCGACCATTCTGGGGCTTCATCTCCGGTTTCGCGTTTCTTTTTGTAGTTGTATTATGTTGCGTTCTCGGTTATAATGCTGTTATTGATAAAAACCCAGACGCTTTGCGGATGATTCCGGATCTGGTAACCGCCTTCGCAACGCTGTTTGCAATTCCTGGGGCAATCCTAGGCGTAACCGCTTGGCATCGCGGGGCACTAAAGCGAGATGTAGTGAACAAACAGTAGCACCTCTATCGAACAGGGCGAATTCCCTGGAGTCTAAGGAGACTGAAATGTCAGAAGAAATCGTAGTAGAACAGGAAGCAATCCCTGGACAGGAACCGGAAACCACGACCACCCCGGAGACTGAAGAAGTCGCAGAAGGGTCGGAGCAGGAAGCAGAAACCGCAGCCCCTGAAGTTGAAACCCCAACCTTAACTCAAAAGGAATTTGAGGCCGAGCTTGGCAAACGCCTTGCGCGGGAACGCAGAAAGTTCGAGAGGGAAATGGCAGCTAATGCTGAACCGGCCCCCTTGAAGATTGAATCAAAGCTAGATCCTGCGGCATTTACCAGCACAGAAGAGTATCTTGATGCGCTTGCTGACGAGAGGGCAGATGCTAAGATTGCACACAGGGATCGTAGCCGCTCCGTTAATGAAATCGAGCAAAAGTACCAGGATCAGATCGATGCAGCAGAGGACAAGTACCCCGATTACGTACAGGTAGCGCATACCCATAAATTCATGACTGCGGATATGGCATCAGCTATTAAATCCTCAGAGCTTGCAACGGATATGGCTTATTACTTGGGGAGCAACTTGAAAGAGGCGGAACGTATATTCAAACTGCCGCCTATGATGCAGATCAAAGAACTCGGCAAACTAGAGGCAAGGTTGGAGGCAGGAGAACCGGCGGTTAAAAAAGTTTCTTCCGTGCCCGCACCAATCAAGCCAATCGCAGCGGCAAAAACAACCGTCCCTGCATACGATACAACCGACCCACGCAGCTCAACAACGATGTCAGCGACGGAGTGGATCAATAAAGATCGTGCTCGTCGGGCAAAGTTGCTGGCCGCTAAAGGTTACAAATAAGGAGATTTTCCGTGGCTAATACCAGTTTAACAATCGACATGATCACTTTCAAGTGCCTTGATATACTTGAAATGAATTCCCCCTTAATCCGAAACATCAATCGGCAATACGATTCCGCTTTCGCAGTAGAAGGCGCGAAGATCGGCTCTTCCTTGCGAGTTCGCTTGCCTGATCGGTGCTTGGTAACCGATGGTGCGGCCCTCGGAGTGCAGGACGACAACGAGCAGTTCACCACCATGACCCTCACCAACCAAAAACACGTTGGTTTGAATTTCACTACTGCTGAACTCAAAATGAACATCGACGACTTCGCAGAGCGCAAACTCAAACCTCGGATTTCTCAGCTCGCCGCAAGCATCGAATCGGATATCGCTCAGACTGTTTATAAATCCATCTATCAATCAGTCGGCACCCCTGGCACAACTCCATCAACTTCCTTGGTCTTGTTGCAAGCTCAGCAGAAGCTCAACGAAATCAATGCTATGATGGACCCAAGAATCGCGGTAGTCAATCCCGCAGCCAACGCTGCTCTGGTCGAAGGTATGAAGGGCTTGTTCCATTCTGGCTCTACCATTTCCAAGCAATTCCGTACTGGCATGATGGGTTCTGACGTCCTCGGATACAACGAGATCGCAATGGGCCAGGGAATCTCTACCCATACCCGCGGCACCACTCCGACTGCACCAATCAATGCAGCTACCATCACCGTGCAAGGGACCGCCTCCCTGCCCATAACCTTCACTTCTGGTTCTCCGACATTCCGAATCGGTGACGTATTCACCATCGCAAACGTCTACAGCGTCAATCCACAGTCCCGCGTTTCTACCGGCGCCTTGCAGCAATTCGTTGTAACCGCTGACTTGGACATCTCCTCCACTACCTCTGGAACCCTGTCCATCTCTCCGCCGATCTACACCGCGGAACATGCACTGGCTACCGTTGACTCTTTCCCGCAAGCCTCTGCCGCCCTTACTTTCATGGGCGCAACTGCCGGAGTCTATCCGCAGAACCTTGTCTTCCACGAGAATGCCTTCACCCTGGCCACGGCTGACCTCCTTATGCCGCAGGGCGTTGATATGGCATCCCGCCAAGTCCACAATGGAATCTCAATGCGTATAGTGCGTCAGTACGATATCAACAACGATCGTATGCCCTGCCGTATCGACGTACTCTATGGAATCAAAACTCTTCGCCCTGAGCTCGGCGTCAGGATCTGGGGGTAGTCAATGAGCTATGTCCTTGGTAACATAGTCACTGCGTCAGTTGTTGTGGTTTCCATAACCCCAGCAGAAACTGACACAATAACTTCCGTTGAGCAGACCTTCACCGTAAACGGTCTGCGAGTCGGGGATGTTATTTCAGGAGTCTCGAGTGTAGCTGCCCAAACCGCTGGTATAGTAGTAGCCAGCGCGCGGGTAACCGCAGCCAACACCCTCGGAATAACTTTCTCCAACCCCACCGCCGGTGGTGTCACAGCAGTAGCCGGCGACTATCAATTCATCGTATCGCGACCTGATTCTGTCAAGTCCGATGGAAACATATAAGGAGTATTAATCATGGCAGCACCAAGTGATATCACTTATGCAGGAAATGGGCACCAGGTTGGGGATGGTCGGGAAACTGAAGTACTTACCGGAGTTCTTCCCGCACCGCAGACCGCAACCGCAACAGATACTTTAACCGTTGCTCAGGTATTGGGAAAGCTGTTGGTTGGTAATCCCTCAACCTCTGCCGCAACCTACACCTTGCCAACCGCGGCTCTGTTGGACGCAGCAATACCCAATAAAAAGGTCAATACTACCTTCGATCTTACCATTATCAATATCGGGACTTCCACCGGTGTCATTACCGTAGCAGCTGGAACTGGCATCACCTTGGTAGGTATGGCAACCTTGCCAATCACCACCTCCGCTGGATCCTCCGGCACCTGGAGATTCCGGAAAACAGGAGTCGCCACTTGGACCGCATACAGAATTAGTTAAGTAATAATGGAAAACTAAAAGGGCAGAATTAAACCTCTGCCCTTTTTGGAGGTCTTCGATGATCCTTACATCTGGTGAAATAATCAACGCAGCTATGCGGAAGTGTGGAGGGATTCTCGCCAGTGGGGAAACTCCATCTGCCGAGGAATCTGCTGATATTCTACAAGCCTTCAACACTTTGTTGGATTCTTGGTCCGCAGAGCGCTTATCCGTCTTCTCAACCCAAGATCAAGTCTTCACTTGGCCAGCCAACACCATCTCCCGAACCATCGGCCCTTCCGGAGACCTATCTGGCAACCGTCCGCAGAAGGTCGAAGACTCTTCCTATTTCAAGGACCCAGGAACTGGTATCAGCTATGGTTTGGGAATTGTAAACGAGCAGCAATACAATTCAATCGCTCTGAAAACTGTAACTTCCACCTATCCGCAGCTAATGCATATCAACATGGATGTGCCGGATATCACAGTTGAGCTGTATCCAGTGCCAACACAGGACCTTGAGTTCCATTTCATTTCGATAACGGAATTGGCCCAGCTCTCCGACCTCGTAACCGATGTTATAGCACCTCCTGGCTATATGCGGGCGTTCATCTACAACCTCGCATGTGAAATCTGTATGGAATTTGGACTCGAACCTCCTGGAGCTACCCAGCGGCTTGCCATGGCCTCCAAGCGGGTGCTAAAGGCTAACAATTCCCCGCAGGATATAATGTCTATGCCTACAGGATTACCTGGGATTACTCAAAGATTCAATATATTCTCTGGGAATTATTAATATGCCAAAGTACAACGCATTGTCGGCGAATCCAGATAAGAATGTCTATTCGACGCTTGGGGCAGCTGAAGGCGGTACTCCCAAGCGCGGGGGATTGCGTCCTGGAAAATATAATATGCTGAAGAAAGCAGCATCAGATTATATGGATTGGAGAGTGGGTGAGAGCCAGCGCGTTAGGGAAATTCAAGACCAGGCTTTTAGAGAGCGCCGACAGCTAACTCCTGAGGAGAGTAAGTTTGTGGGGGAACACTATCTGAACTTGAGTATGAATGCTGGAACTTTTATTGGAGCGAAGGGCATTGCCCAGATGGGAAAAACAGAAGTGCTGGCAGCAGCAGAGAAGCTAAAAGCGGCGGGTGTTGCGGATACGGAAATCTGGCGGCGACTCGGTGTAACCTTCAAATTCCCCGACAAGCTCCCTCGGATGGAAATCAGTGACAAGGCGGCGAAGTTGAAGGACATGGCCAGCAAAGCCTCTCGTGTGGACGAAGCTCTGGAAGCTCCAATCCTCGAAGCCTACCCCAATCTCCAAGCTTCCCCTTTCTCTCTGACCCTAGATCAAGGCACCTTAGGCTCTTTCTCCCCTAGGACTGGATTGAAGGTCTCTTTGCGAGGGGAGAACCCAACAAGCACCGCCATACATGAAATCCAGCATGGGGTGCAAAAAGCTGAAGGATTCGCAGGTGGGGGAAGTTTAAAAGAGTTTGCGAAAAAGAGCGAAGAATTGCAGGCTGCCCTAACCAACCCCCTCGCAAAAAAGGTAACCGCAGCTTATAAAGCTAAAGACATACCAGCAATAAAAAAACTAAAGCAAGAGAATCCAGAAGAATTCAAGAAAATGACACTAGCGTTGAAAACTCTTGGAACAAAAAATCTCCTTTTGGCGCAGGAGAAAGTAGCGGCTTTAGCGGGAAAAACCCCCTATGAGAAATACCGAAGCCTGGCGGGAGAGGCAGAAGCCCGCTTAACCCAATCCCGTTTAAAAATGACCGATGCAGAGCGCCGATTGGCATACCCTCCAGCCGGCTTCGATATCCCCGCGCACCAACAAATAATAAGGCAGAGATAAATGAAAACTCCAATTCTTGGCGGGCAGTTCGTAGCTAGATCAGTCAATGCTGCCGATAACCGAATGATTAACCTCTATCCAGAGATCATCCCGGAAGGCGGGAAGGAACCGGGGTATTTGTCGCGGTGTCCGGGGTTGTTGCTGAAGGCAGAGGTAGGAGATGGACCAGTCCGTGGGATGATTCGAGTAGGGACTTCAGCCTACATTGCATCTGGACTTGAGTTCTACCGATTAACCTCTAATTATATTCCGATCCTTCTGGGCACGATAACCGGCACTGGTCCGGTTTCCTTAGCCGACAACGGAACGCAGATTTTCATCGCTTGCAATCCAGACGGATTCATCTATAACATTTCCACTGGAATATTCGCAGAGATAGCCGATCCTGATTTCCCTGGCGCAGTTACCGTAGGCTACTTGGACGGATATTTTGTATTCAACGAGCCGGATTCCCAGAAGTTTTGGGTTACCAGTCTCCTGGACGGCACTTCCATCGATCCGTTGGAATTTGCTTCCGCTGAAGGCAATCCCGATGATGTATCAGCAATTGCCGTAGATCACCGAGAAGCTTGGATATTTGGAGAAAACTCTGTTGAAGTCTTCTACAACTCCGGCTCGTTGGACTTCCCCCTCGCCCGCATCCAAGGGGCTTTTTTAGAGGTAGGTTGCCTCGCTCCTCACTCCATCGCGCGCTTGGATAACTCCTTGTTCTGGCTTGGTTCAGATGCTCGCGGAGTTGGCACCGTCTATCGCGCGAACGGCTACGCAGCACAACGAATCTCAGACCACTCCATCGAATCAATCATCCAAGCCTTTCCTGATATCTCCCAGGGCTCTGCCTACACCTACCAGCAAGCGGGTCATTCCTTCTATGTGCTGAACTTCCCAACACAAAACCGCACCTTCGTGTTTGACGTGGCGACTGGCATTTGGCACGAACGGGCAGGATATTCCGACCTTGGTGAATTTACCCGCCACCGCGGAAACTCCCAGATGGTATTCAACAATGAGGTGCATGTCGGGGACTTCGAAAACGGAAATGTGTATACCTTGGACCTGGAAACCTACTCCGACAACGGCGGGATTCAAAAATGGCTTCGATCTTGGCGAGCGCTTCCAACAGGCACAAATACCCTCAAGCGCCTCGTCCACCATCAATTGCAGCTGGATTGTGAAGCTGGTGTTGGCCTAACCGCTCCGCAGCAAGGCGATGAAGCTCTGATAATGCTGCGATGGTCAGACGATGGCGGGCATACCTGGAGTAATAGTCATTGGATGACCCTTGGCATATCCTTAGGCGCAATCGGAGATACCTCTCATCGAGTTGTCTGGAGGAGGTTGGGTATGAGCCGCGATAGGGTGTATGAAATATCCGGAACTGATCCAGTTAAAATTGCGATAATGGGCGCAGAACTTCAAGCAACAGGAACCCGCACATGATAACTCAAATCCCCTCTTCCAGAGAGCTGTTTATTGATGAGCGCTCTGGCAACATTTCCAGGAGTTGGTATCGGTTCTTGCAGTTGCTAGAGCAGAAGGTTGGACTGTCACTGGAATTCCTCTCCAACGTCACCATAACGGATGCTGATGCCTCAATCGACAATGACACTCAGCATGTAATGGCTTCCGGGACGATTACTATAACTCTGCAAACTGCTGCGCAACGGGATTCAGTTCTCTCCATAACCAACACCGGAGTCGGAATAATTACCATCCTTCCGCAGGCCGGTGAACTAATCCAGGATGATGCAAGCAAAGAACTGGACTTCCAATGGACTACGGTCCAACTCTGCCCAACTATCGGAGGCTATGTTATAATATGAGCAGCTACGAACAAACCCGTCTTGCAGATATCGCAGGAAGCACTATCAATCCAGCTACTGAAGAAGGTCAAATTAATCTCTTGACAGAGCTAGAATTAAAGGCTAATCTAACAGAAATACAACCGGTTAACGATGCGGCTATTCAAGCATTGATTACCCTTTTAACTGATTTGATTGCGGCTAGGAGCGAGACGCCTTCTGCCTTGGATGCGTTGAATGTGCAGATTGGCCCTACTTGCTCGTTCTTCGGTAATCCGGTTACTGTAAGTCATACGCACTATCAAATCCATCAGGGGAATACCTTTAAAGCCCTGGAGATGGTAGCTTTAGGAACTTCTACACTTAAATACGCCTTTGTCACAACCACTGATCGCCCGCACTTAATCATCAGTTGCGATGTGTTCGATGGATCAGCCAGAGTAGACTTATACAAAGATGCCACTTTCACCGGAGGAACAACTATTCCAATATTCAATAAAAACTTTAATTCCGCTACCACCCCGCTATCCACCATAACCTCTGGGGTAACCAGTACTGATGGGACCTTAGTAGAATCCTTTTATGTAGGGACCGGCAAGGATTCCGCTGGGGCCTCTCGCGTAGATAGCGAATGGATTCTTGAGCCTAGCTCTATTTATCGAATAGATTTTGTTGGCTTAGTATCAGCAGATGTTATTAATTCTTTCAATTGGTACAATCATCAATAATTAATTTTTAATCTTGGAACTCCTTTATGTCAATGTCAATATCGCGAGAATCTTTCAACAGTGCGGACTCTGAAACTAAGCTTCTATTAATCTTTGATATGCTGTTGGAGCAGAATAAGCTCTTGATAGCATCTTCTGATCAGCAAAAGCTGCTATGTGAACGCCGGTGTTCGAGCTGCGACCAGCGATTCATTAAGCTCGAGCGCAGGAAACTCTTCCACACCACCCTTGCAACGCTTGGCGGAGTCTTGGGCGGGTTTCTGGCAATACTAATTAAGATAAACTTTTTGGATAAATAGGATAATACGTAGGGATTATTAATCATTAATCCAACGGGGAAATCATGGAAGAAATACTAAAAACTGCTGGAATAGATAACCTCCCAGGGGTTAGTTTAGATGTAATTGAGAAAAAGCTGTTGCAATTGCCACAGGCAGAATGTCCACTATTCCATTATTTCGGGGATGGATTGTATATTCGGGAAGTCCACTTCCCCGCTGGTGCAATGGTTCTCGGTCATAGGCAAAAGTTCTCCCACGTGAATATCTTCATCCAGGGGAAAGTGCTAATGCTGAATCCAGACGGAAGCAAAACCGAACTCTCTGCTCCTATGACCTTCATCGGGCCCCCTGGCCGCAAGGTTGGCTATATCCTGGAAGATGTTATCTGGCAGAATGTCTATGCTACAGATGAAACGGATATCGACAAGCTCGAGGCTTGGTTCTTGGATAAAACTGACTATGCGATCGAGTACCATAAGGATGTTACTGATTACAGCGAAGATCATGAGGACTACGAGCTGGTGGTACAAGAGTGTGGTATGGTAGCGGAGCAGATAAAGGAAGAAGTTGAAAACTTGGAAGACCAAATCCCAATGCCAGATGGTTGGAATAAAGTATGTATTCGCGATTCCGCCTTGCATGGGAAGGGGATGTTTGCCTCTGCCCCATTCTACGAGGGGGAGGTTATCGCACCAGCTAATATCAATGGGAAACGGACCCCCGCAGGTCGCTACACAAACCACTCTTGCCGACCCAACGCTAAGGTATTCCAGGTCAACAATGATATAGTTTTCGTTGCTCTGCGGAATATAGAAGGTTGCAGAGCGGGGAATCGGGGAGAGGAAATAACCATAGACTATAGACAGACTTTGCAGCTGCGGGGTTTGTTGGAGGTAGAAGAATGTCAAGCGCAATAACAGCAGCAGTTGTCGTCGGAGGGGCTAGCTATCTATCGGCGAAGGAGAATTCCAAGGCAGCGAAAAAGGCTGGAGAATCTTCTGCAGCCGCAGCAGCCTATGCTACTGAGGAGCAGGCCCGGCAATTTGATCTAATGCAAGCTAACCAGAAACCTTGGCTTGACCAAGGCACGGCGGCGGTTAATCAACTTGGAGCGGGGGTGTTGTCTGGCGCAATGAGCAAGCCCTTTGAAGCCGGGGATATGCTTGCAGACCCCGGTTATCAATTCCGTATGTCTGAAGGGCTAAAGGCGCTGGATCGGTCAGCATCCTCGAGGGGGGATTTGCTCGGCGGCGCGGCCTTGAAAGCGATTACCAGATTTGGGCAAAATACCGCTAGCAATGAATACCAGAACGCATATAATCGCTACACCGGAGAACAAGCTACAAAGTATAATCAATTGGCAAGTTTGGCAGGAGTAGGCCAAACCGCCGCTAACACCCTTGGCCAAGCGGGGCAGGCTTATGCGGGCAATGTCGGTAATATAGCCATGGATAATGCAGCAACACAAGGCAATGTGGCTATTGCACAGGGCAATACTAAGGCCAGTCTCTATCAAGGAGCTGGAAACGCCCTATCTACCGGACTCTCTGGGCTCGGTCAATACTACCAACAGCCACAACAACAATCATCTACTTGGATCAATCCTGACACGGGGAGGGCTTGGTAATGGCAGAGATTAATTGGAATCTATTAAACACAAACGCCCCCGCGCAGATAGCCGCTAGCCTTGATCCGATGGGGTCTTGGAATCAAGGGCAGATGAATGCACTGGCTATGCAGGATGCGCAGCATCAACAGCAGATGAATGCGCTGCAGGTGCAGAGGGCTCAGCGAATGGAGCAGGAAGCGCCCATGGCCCAGCAGATGAAGATGCAAGAGGCAGCGCAAAAGCAGCAAATGGCCGGGATAGAGCAGGAGCTGAAGATGCATACTATCCGAAAACAATCTGCAGATGCAGTGGCTAGCGTGCCACCGGAGTTGGCTTGGCAGACCTTCGCGCAGGAAGCTCAACGGATTGCACAGTTGAATGGGAGTGATCCTACAGCCGCCCTTGAGCATGGAAAGCAGGTAATGTCGCAGGGCGGCCCGCAAGCCCTGCAGCAAGAGGCGATGAAGATCTCCTTGGACGCGAAAGATAAGCTGTCGAAGATGCAATTGGTTAATGCTGGGAAGGAAACTGTATTTGCAGAGACTAATGCAGCGGCTCCTGGCTTCACCGGCCAACCAATCCAAATGACTACCACCCCTGCGCAGGATCAATCCGCCGCTGTACAGATGCGCGGACAGGATATGCAAGAGGCAGCTAGAAGAGCCAAAGCAGCGGAGGATGCAGAAGGGGATATTGACGTGTCTTCTATAACCCCAGATGAAATTGCTGTTTGGGGGAAGTATGTTAATCTAACTGGTAAAATGCCACCAATCGGCCGAGGGAAGGAATCTACTAAAATCCGCCTTGGGATTATAAAAAGTGCCGCCAGGCAGGCCTTGGGCGCGGATCAAGATGGGATTCCGAACATACCAGAAAAGACCCCCGCAGAAGCAGCTTTCAGTATGCTGGGGGATCAATCCGATACCAAAGCTATCCAAGGCTCCTTGAACTTCCTTGAGAAGCAGGTCGGCGCTATGGGAAGCTTTGTAACTAATCTAGGTATGCAGGTTGATAAAGTTAAGGAGCTTTCCAAAGAATTCAAGACCTACGACAGTCGGCTATTGAACGTTCCCTTGCGGTTCGTCCGTGGAAGGATTATGGGAAGTCCTCTGCAGGCCAAGTATGATATGTATCTGACGGAGATTGAATCGGAAATCGGAAAGTTGTCCACAGGGTCTTCCGCTTCAATTGCTGAGCTATCTACCTCCGCGCAGGAAAAATGGGCAAAGATACATGATAAAAACCTTAGCCTGAATGATATGATCTCCCTGTTGGAAGAAACTCGGACAGCTGGAAATATGCGATTGCTGAGTGTGGAGAAGCAACTCGATAAGACTAAGACTAGGATGGTGAGTAGGGAGGCAACCTCTGCCCCCACTGCCGCGCCTAGAACAATCGGACGATTTCAAGTTGAGGTAGAATAATGCCTACTTATAAAGTGACAGACCCTACCACCGGAAGGAGCCTTAAATTAACCGGGGATAGCCCACCGACCGAGCAGGAATTGGAAGAGGTTTTTGCACAAGTGCATGGTGGGCAAGAGCAGGAAGCAATTCCGCAACCCCCTGCTGCGCCAAGCTCTCCTAGCGATTACATTGGCCCTTGGCAGACAGTAGGAGAACCAGCTTTGCAGATGATCACCGGAGCAGGGAGTTCTGCCGTTGGTGGCTTGGCGGGCCTCGGTACCCTGGCTACAGGAGGCAGCGCGGAAGAAGCAGCGGGCAGAATCAAATCCATTCAAGAAGCCGGAACCTACCAACCCCGGAGTCCTGGAGGTCAAGCGGTTTCAAAGGCTATCTCCTATCCGTTTGAAAAGGGGACGGAGCTGGTGGGAGCAGCCGGAGGGGCTATTGGTGGAATGGTAGGCGGGGAGCAAGGTCGCAACGCTGGCCAAGCAATCGGGGAAACAGCCTTTCAAAGTGGATTAGTGCTTGCTGGAAGGCCCTGGAGAATGGGTGCGGCAAAGCCTGTTACAGAGGCCAGCTTGACTAATGCGTTGGGGAGGGCGGTGAAGACTGGAATGGAGAAGGGGATTAAACCGAGCACAGTTGGAAAGGCAACCTCCACGCAAATAGATAAGTATTATACAGGTGCAACTGAAGCGGTTAAATCAATCGCTAAGAGTAAAGAGGCTCTGAAGTTTGTGGATGAGTTTGGTGAGATTTCCACTGGCCAAGTGCCTAAGAACTTGTCTGAATTCTCCCAAGCAATTACCCAACGGAAACAGCAAGTTTTTGCTGACTACGATGCACTGCAAAAAGCTGCCAATTCCGCAGGGGCGGTTGTTGATCTAACTCCGATTACTGCAGAACTTGGAAAGGTGGCTAGTAATCCGGTAATGCGGGATCTTGCACCTAATGCGGCGAAGTACGCAGAGCAGAGGTTGGACGCATTGGCAGAAAGAGGTTCCTATACTCCGGGGGCAGCCCAAGAGGCCATAGCCGTGTTGAATGACAGCTTGGAAGCTTTCTATAAAAACCCCTCTGCGGAAACCGCAAGCATAGCCAGCATCGACGCGCTGATTGCTAATAATCTGCGGAAGGGGCTGGATTCGGTAATCGAGCGAACCGCGGGGGAGGGGTATCAAGGATTAAAGAAAGAATACGGAGCTTTGAAGTCAATTGAAAAGGATGTTAATACAAGACTGTTAATAGATGCGAGAAAGGCTGGAGCAAGCACACTCAACTTCTATGACGTGTTCAGCGCGAGTGATATTGCTGGAGGTCTGTTGTCTGGCAATCCCCTAGCAATCGCAAAGGGCTCTATGTTAGCCTTAATATCCAAAAAAATCAGAATGGATAAAGACCCCAATCGAGCTGTTAAGGTTATGTTTAAGCAATCCGATGGCATAATGCAGAAATTGCAAAAATTCATAACCGAGCCAGAAGCAGCTAAGGTTGCAGCTGAGCTTGCTCCGATGTTGCAGTTGCCTGGGGGACAGAATCAACTCGCATTGCCGGCTCCGCGCAGTGTTATCGAATTAGGTGAGGGGCCACCAGCGGCCGCAATCCATCTAGGCGGACCAAGGGCAGCTGCGGAAATGGTCCCTGCGGAGGTTTCCGCTTTTGAGAGATTGTTCCAGATCGCCCAATCCCCTGAAGGGAAGCGGTTGCTGCTTGAACGCTTGGGAAGAGAGGAGCGCCATGCGAAGCTGGTGGCGGAGTTGCTGAAGGTCCCAACCACTAAAGCACTGCCGCCGGGACAAGGCGGAAACCCATTATCCAGAGGAGGATATTAATTATGGCATCCCTAACTCCTGTCCCTCGGATGCAATTCTTCAACGAGACTGGCAAGCCTCTCGCCGGGGGGAAGGTTTATACTTATGAAGCGGGGACTACCACACCCCTGGCTACCTTCAAAGACTCCCTAGGCATCGAAGCCAACACCAACCCCGTTATCCTTGATAGCCGAGGACAAGCAGCAATATGGCTGAACTATGATGTCTATAACATCTTGGTCTATGATGCAGATGATGTGTTGCAAACCAGCGACGACAATGTAACCGCTTTTGTAGCTGAACGCACTTATATAATGAATGGGGAGGTTTTCGACGCCAATAAAGGAACTATCTTCATCGCTAATCTTACTAGCAATCGGGAGTTTGTAGATGGTATGACAGACGGTCAATCCTTAACCCTTATGCTAACCAACGCGGTAACCTACACTGCAACTTGGCCAGCTATGGTTTGGGTTTCGGACGTAGGTAATTCCGCACCAGTTCTAACCGGAGCCGATGTCATAGTCCTCTGGAAGGTCGGCTCCGTCCTCTATGGCCGATACATTGGGAACCATATCTAATGCTGTTCCGGTGGCTTACCTGGGCGGTATCAGGACAACCGAGGTATTTGCTGACGAGTCGGCCTTATCAGACGGAAGCGACAGAGGAAATGCAGTCGTTGGGTGGGGCATTGCTGGAAGGAAGCTTTCGAGCAGCGATACTCGACTTCGACGCGGGAATAGAATCTGCGGAATCAACAGGAGGAAGTTTTCTTGCGGGAGAGTTTCGAAGTCCGATTTATCTGTATGATAATGGACTTCCGGACGCTGCAGAGTCAACCGGAGGGGCCTTGATTTCAGGTGTATTTAGAGCGGCTATTCAATCCTATTCTAATGGACTCCCAGAAGAAGCTTTCTCAGATGGTGGGGAACTTGTATCTGGTATACTTAGACAAGGTTTAATAACCTACAACAATAATCCAGCTGAAGAAGCTGAATCAACGGGCGGAAGCCTTGTATCGGGGTCACATGGAACTTAAAATAAGAAGTAAAGTAGCGGGATACTATAAGATAGAAGCGGTTAAATTGGATAAGGACGGGAATGAAGTTTCTCGAAGAGTGGTGGCTGATTGGTTTCCGAATTTGATTACCAATCAGGGATTGAATCGGATGGGAAATAATATTGATTATTTGTCACGGTGCTCAGTCGGAGATGGTTCAACAGCACCAGTTTTTACTGATACTGGTTTGTCTTCTTTTATAGCTTCTACAGCAACAATAACCAGTAATACAACTGGTACCTTAGCAACTTCTCCTTATTACACTTCTGCAAATTTAACTTTCAGGTTTGCGGAGGGTGTGGCAACTGGAAACTTAGCAGAAGTTGGGGTTGGGTGGTCGGCTTCTGACGGTTTTTTATTCTCTAGGGCTTTGATATTAGACGGTGGAGGAAGCCCTACTACAATAACTATATTATCAGATGAAACCCTTGATGTTAGTTATGAATTTAGGTTTTACCCAAAATTAATTGATGATATAGGAACTGTTGTTTTTACTGGTAATATAGGCGGGTCTTACGATTTTATATTTAGGGCGGCTAGTGTTGGGACTAGTAATTGGTCACTTACTTCAACAAGAAGGACTATGGCTAGTGTCAGCGGCTTTATCTATCCTGGAGATATAGGAGCTATAACAGGAATCCCATCTGGATCATCAGAGGCTGCCGTCCCTGCAGCAAGCGCCTATGTTGAAGACAGCCTTGAAAGGGAGTATACAATATCACGCTCACTTATTCAAGGCAACCTTGTAGGCGGAATAAGATCTGGTGCATGGTTAATCGGACCTGGAAGATATCAACTGCAATTTGATCCGGCTATACCAAAAACCTCTTCTGATTTGCTTAGCTTTGTTATTAAGCAGTCCTGGGGGAGGTTTTAAATGATTCCAGATGAGGCATTATCAACTACACCAATTCCAGGAGTATTTCTTGGTTCCAGAATGTTGTTTGTCTCCCCTACCAGGGACTATGAAGACGGCGGGATTGCTCTGAACGACCCCTCCCAAGGACTGCAATACCAGCGCTGGAGGTGTCGGATATTCGGGGATTATGTTGTGCTGGATGCGGAAGAGGTATTACCGCAAGTTATCTTTGTTGGCGCGGAATTGACAGAGTGTAGTATTGCCTTTGATCAGAATATGCATCCAGCGTTGGCGGTGGTGGAAGCGGGACAGGCAAAGCTGCAATGGTTTGATACATCTGTCGGGGAACAGGTTATTACCTTTCTTGATCCAGATGTGATTACCCCGCGAGTTACGCTGGATGATAAGCGGAATGGGCAGTCGGCGATAGCTGACGTTATATTGGCTTATGTGCGGCTAGGGGGCTTGTACTATCGGCAACAAAGGGATCGGTTTTTGATAGAGTATCTGCTGGATGCCGGGCCACACACCGGGATTAATAAGATCGGGATGAATAAGCATTTCCGATTACAATTTTCAATGATGGGGGTTGCACCTTGAGATGTATGAACTGCGGGATGATTATTGAAGGAAGGAAATGTCAGTGGTGCGGGTGGTGCGATGACTGAGAAGAAGGATAGAAGCAACCTGGAAGGTTGATTAAGGTAGGCGGGGAGAGTGGTTAATTCTCCCCGCCTTTTTGCTTTCAGATGATAGCCACCAGACATTGGTCGCCGTTTATGAGGTCCATACGCACGAAGCCAGCTCGGATTAATCCCGCGAGGATGTCCTCGAAATCCCTGGCGGATGGGAAATGGACATGGATGAAGCGGTAGGCTTCTTCATATTTGACGGTGCCGGACTTGTGTATGAATTGGACTAGGCGGTCAGCGTAGAAAGAGTAGTCCGACTTGCCAATCTTCGAAAACACCCTAGCCATATCCGGTTCGAGGTCCGTTACCATAGCGTTTGCCACCGATAGGTGTTGCGCGGTTATGAACATATCATTGCCTTCGGACGCAGCCAATACCATTGCGAGTTTGTGGATATGGGTTTGTTTCCGGGCGATATATCCGCCGAACCGCTCATCATCGAGCGACAAAGATCGTTCCGAGTAATGTTTCCTATACCAATCCCCGCCCCATTCCTTCGCCTCCTTTGTTATGGTATAGGGGCCGATAGGGGTTTCGGCTATGTCGATTAGGTCTTCGATTAATTTCTCTGCGACTTCGTCGTGATCTTCTGGTACAACGTCCATGAGGTATGGGACGAGCTTAGTCTTCTCCTCCGCGTAGACGAACACGCAGCGGGAAGTAAACCCACCGCCGAGCATATACTCTGGAAAGTTACCGGCAATCCAGGATGGGGTTGTACAGGCGATGAGGTTGATCCAAGGATTCTCGACTTCATCCGAGCCTGCGTTTTTTGTTTTCTTGACGAAGTTGCCTTGCTTGCCGTCCCACAGGGCGACCAATAGGTCCACCATTTCCCGGTCCTGGGGGTTGAGCAAGTTCCCGAACTCGGAGGATTCCAAGGTAACAGGTGATTGCACATGAATCATCTCCTTGTAATCGAATCCGGAAGTCGAGTCCCCGAACGCGGATATTAAAGCTTGCCAAGTCACAACATCTGGGCCGAATACTATCCCAGGGACCTTGCGAAGTAAACTCATTCCGATTGTAACGGTTGAGGACTTCTGCACAATGCCGGGGGGTGCTACTAAAACGATATAGAAATTACTGTACCATTTAAAGTAAATTTGATCTATCCAAACTCGCCTTCTTAATGCCCCAGCTATAGTTGATACTCCAGTCCAAAAGGACATGTGCCGAGGGGCTTCCCCATATCCAGCATAGTCTATATATGCTGACAACCAATCTTTAAAGTTCCTTGCCATAAACAACACCACGAGAGTTTTCTGATTTCGTTGCCCAAGTGCAATTTTCTTTTGAGTAATCTTTTGAAGGATTTTTTCTGTCTAAGGTTAATCCTTTAAAATAGCCTTCATTCATATCCTCATAAAAGTTTTTAAACTCTTGCCAACGGTCACAAACCCCAACCCCCTTTCCACCATACCAAGGGTAGGCCCTGTGCATATGATTATAGCATCTTCTT